GGTAAATTAACACTTTCGACAAACGGTGAATACACAGCCATTCCAAACAAATATAACATAAAACACAAAATCACAATAACGTTCAAATCCATTAAATAATACTCCCACCAAAAGTGCATGATAACTTGACCTTGCTCATTCTTGGGAGCGTTTAGTTGATACCCATACTCCAAATTGTAAGGGACTGGAAATTCTCCTTCAGGCCACACCCCACTCTGGAGTACGGCTCCAACATCATCAAGCTCTCCTGCAACAGGATTTGGAGCTTCTCCAAAACGAGCAATCAAATCTTGTTCGTCGAAGGGTTGGAAGTAAAGCTTCACTCGATTGCCTTCACTATCCTCTCCCTCTTCTACCACTTCCAAAATTTGCTTCTTCTTCTCCTCATACAAATCCTCATGGTACCAAAAGGCCCGCAGGGCGTCGCCCAAAACAATGGCTGCATGCTCTGCTTCGCACATCCCTTCTGGGAGTTTACGATTGGTCCAATGGAGACTTTTGGAAATGGATAAAGGATCTAAAGCACCAATAACTGCATCCAACTTGGAATGGTGGACAAACTTGCGCTTCAGGAATTCAACATCACTCATGTCAATGAATTCAATCGATTGAGACTCCTTGTCAGCCATGGTGTACTCAACACCAATTGTAGCTAACGCTCTTGCGATAGAGGTGTGGTTGAGATCAGTCTCCTCTGGTGACACACCACCCATGTTGTCATCACCATATGTGAGCAGACGGCAAATCATGTGAAAAAGAGGCACTTCCCCGATCTCAATAATCCGCCCAACTCTCTTGGATTTGATCCAATAGTACGCATATCTCATATACAAACAATTGCTAATACCATTGAGAACAACCGTTAAAGAATGACCGGAGGGATTGGATCCAAAAATCTTCACCAAAACTCCATCAATTTCGTATATCGGATACACAATCTCAGTGGCCAGACAATCCAACAAATCACACATCTCCTGGGAAAGAGGATTGCCCTGCAACTCAAAACACTTCTTCAAAATTGCATTTAAAATCTCGAATGCGTTTAGTGTAAAGTCGGGACGAATCAACTTGTCATATCCACTAAAATCACCATTGAACATTCTATCTGGCCACTTACTCATATACTCATGTATTTTATGACACTCAGGACCAGTGATATCCAATCCAACTGCACTCTCAAACAACAATGGAAAATCAGTCATCGTAGAAATCAAAGGCAAATAGAGCATGCGTGTAAGGATCACCAAACTAGCAGCTCCACCGGCAAACAAACGAATCTTCCCTTTCTCCACTTTATACGACGGGAGTGTTTCATCCTTGCAGTTCATCCGAAAAATGGAATTGACCCGTTTCCCGTCACTCAGGATGGAAATAATCTCTTCAACTGTCTCCCTCATTTTGACTGAATCATCAAACTCCCACACTAGACGATCTCCTTCAACTCTGGAGAACATCAACAGTGCTTTGGCACAATTCAGTGGAAAACCCATCGAGGTCAGGCGATTGATGGCATCCATACCATGGACGCCCTCAACACCATTAATGCTATCCTCATATGTCAGGAAACAAATCCTATCTACAAACTTCTTCCCTTTCTCTGTCTCCAAAAAGGAGAAAATTTTTGTAAGATAGTCCTCTTTGGCTCTTTCAACAATTGTGGGATTTGGGGGAGGCATTTCCTGCGTCATCTTACGAACATCCTTCGGAACGGTTACCTTTGGTGCCTTCTTCAGAGGCGGTTTATGTACACTAGGCAAATCCATCTTTTCAGCTACCAAATTAGTAATACAGGAAGGAACAATGTCCGATTTGAATTTGGCGGAACCCACATCATGTGTGCCTATGAACTCCAAGTTATAGACACCATCTTCAGGGAACTTCGCCACCGCTGAATAAGGATGTATCTCATTTCGCACAGAATATTGTTTACCATGTAACTCTGGACGCAAAGGTGTGCTATTAGCTACTTTTATGCAAGAAAATTTATTTTTAGTATCTACAATTTGTTTTTGCGTTACAGGATGGAAAACTCCATAATGTGTCCAGGAAGCCTTTGTGTAGCCCATGCTATGCATTCCCAAAATAGTAGGGTTTTTGCTCCCAAGGGTCACCAAGCTTCCACACATTCCACCACGAGTTTCAACATTCAATATATATTCATAACATACGGGGACATGGTAATCATGACCATGTGCTTTATACATTCCCCGAACATCGACAGACTTGCTGACTCGACCTTGGATCCCCAACTCACTGGGGTCAGTCATCGCTTCATTCCGATGAAACACTTCCACAGGTCCCAATGGAATCTTTTCCTCCTCCATAAAAAATTTGGTGAAGTCACGACAATCTCCCCCACTATCCAGCTTAAGGATAACCAAATCAGTCTCTCTGCCTTCTCCGTCTTCAACAATACGCATATTGGTGGAATTAACCACAGCTTGAAATCGTTTGACACCAACAATATCCTCTGGAGCAGTAAACAGTTTAACTAGATTTTGCTCCTTAAAAGAATGTCGGGTTGTTAACCACATGCGGTTTCCAACGGGTAAAGCATTCTGCCACCGCGGTTCTCCTGATGCTCCAGTCTGCCAATCATAGTCGTAAATCAAAATAGTATGCAAATTAGCATCGACCAGACGACGGAAGTCTTTGGTTGTTATTGACTTGCTAGCATCAGGAGATATATTACAAACTTCGCGTGCCACTCTCTTGTACTTCTCTGTACGCTCCCTCCCAGCCGTGGGGACACGGGCGTATTCATGAACATTAGAGAGCACAGCTCCTT